CTACTGCTATACCACCAAAAACAAACGAAGAAATGCAAACGTTTGTATTACAGCACTCTGCTGAATTGGTGGAAAATAGTGTTAAGAGTATAATGGAATTACAAAAACTAACAGTAGCTACTGGTGATCCTGAAATGATGGCAGGGTTAGCAAGCTTAATAGCTGCAAGTACCGGTGCTATTGAAACTGTCAACAAAATACATTTACAAGCTAAAAAGGCAGATACTGTTAAAGAGCTTAAAAAACTTGAAATCGAAGGTAAGAAAGAAATACAACGTCTTAAGAATGACGGGTATCTCAATTTACCTCAGGGTAACACTAACATATTAGTAGCTACCCGAGAAGAGATTATAGCTCAATTAACCGGAAAAGCAAAAGCTAAGGTAACAGATACTAATGTTATTGAGTTGTCGGCGGGGTAGTTTTTAGAGTCTTTTTAAGTTTAGACCCGTGAGATTCCCAAATTAGTAGTAATACTACTACACCTACAACACTACCAATTACCCATATAGGTACAGTAGCAGCTACATATGCTAACGCTAAACAAGCTAATGCGCCAATACCCATACTAATACTCTTTAACAGTATAGCAAGTACCAAGAATAGTATACCTACCCCTACCAAGGCTTTAATAATATAACCTAACATTTCTGCTTTTTGATTGGCTTTAGCAATTGCTAATTGATCTGCAGCTTCTCTTTTTAATCGCGCAAGTTCAGCGTCCTTTTCAGCCTGTATTTTATTAATAGTGACTTGTTGTGCTTGTCTTAGTTGTTCTTTTTCTTTTTCTTTTTGGGCAATTAAAGCCTCTGCATTATCTAACTGAGATTTTTGAGATATAGCTAATTCCACCTGCGCATTGTATTTGAGATATAATTGATCTATAGTTTTTGTTTTTTCATCATCTACTTCTTTAGCTATAGCTGTCTTTTGTTCAGGAGTAGTCTTATCTGTACGGTTCATTATTTCTTTTGAACGTAAGTGAGCTATAAGTGTGTTAATGTCTTGTTTCTTCTTTTCTTGAGTAACAATGTATATACCGTAATTTAATTCTCCTATTTTTGCAAAATTAGCGTCATCTAATTTAGTTCTATCATCGTATGCTTTCTGTAAACCATCTCTAAACTTAGCATATTGTAATTCCATTTCTTTACGTGCTGCTTCAACTTTAGCATTAGCTTCTGCTGCAGCATCAACTTGCTTTTTGGTGTCCTCTGCTTTCACTACAACCGCTGCAGACGTAGTTGTGTCTACTTTAGGTGTATTGAATTTAGGAAGGCCTAAACACCCTGCAAAAAACAAGGATGTTAATACTATTACAAAATACTTTTTCATATTAATACTTACAATAAAAAAGGGGAGAGATTTCTCCCTCCCCCACGTACCTTGCCAAGTTGTTAATCAATATCAATAACCTTTTTGCCACCAGACTCTACCTTATTTTTTGGAAAGGTTAGAGTAAGGACACCGTCTTGTTGTACGGCTTTAGCTTTGTCAAGATTAAACGTATTAGCGACAGTAAAACTGCGACTAAAGGTCTCTTCTTGGGTTCCACCTTTATGGATAACCTTACGAGCTCCTTCAATCGTTACAACTCTACCTTCTACTGTAACGTTTGTTTTATCTTTAGGTACACCGGGAAGATCCACCTCTACGGTGAGCTCGTCCCCTTCTTTAAACCGTACAGTATCTCCTGTACGGCTGACGTCACCCCAAAAGAAAGGGTGATCGAACGGATCCCTGTTGAATAGTTGTTCAACGAGAGATGTTGGTCTGTATGCGCTACTATTGTAGTTAGTTAGTTTCATAGCAATAATAATTATTGTTCTTTTCTAAAAAAATCAATAATTTTTTGGACATCATCACTACATTTACTACACCTGTCCGCACAATTACAATACTGTTGCAAGCCTTCTATAGAATTTATATCTTCGTGTTTATCAACAAGATGTATAATTTCTTTATACGAAATATTATTGCAAACACAGCGTGTATTATCTAACTCAAGCCCCATTACGACTCGCAATTTGAACAGGTTAATATCGAACGAGCAAGTTCTTGAGCTGGATTAGCAGAGCGTTGATAGTAAAGACTCTTAATACCGTTCTCCCAAGCAAATACTATTAACTCGTTGACATCTTTTGGTTTAGTGTTAGGTGGAATCATTAGGTTTAATGATTGACCTTGATCAATATACTTTTGACGAGCTGCAGCTTGAATTACTATTTCTTTTTGGCTAATTTCGCCGAAAGTTTTGAATACAGCCTTTTCTTCTGGGGTGAGAAACTCTAAGTGTTGTACAGAACCACCTTTTACGAGAATGGACTTCCATACCCCCTCTGTATTCTTTTTCTTTGTTTCAAGTAAAGCTTCAAGATAAGGGTTCTTATACGTAAACTTACCTTTAGCTAAGTCTTTTACAAAGTAGTTAGAGTTGAGAGGCTCAACTGAAGGAGAAGCTTGACCGAGAATAAACGAACTGGAGGTAGTAGGCGCTACAGCTAATGTAGTTACATTGCGGCGACCGTAACCTTTAAGTAAAGGTGGTTCACCATATTCTACAGCCATTTGAGCTGTAGCAGCATCTGCTTTCTTACGAACAAAACTCCATATTTGAGTATTAAGTAGCTTTGCTTCCATTGTTTCAAACCCAATCATCTTGGATTGAAGGTATGTGTGCCAACCAAGAGCACCGATACCGAGCGCACGCTGATTAATAGCAAAGTTTCTTGGGTGTACCATGAACTTCATTTTCTCGGTCTTATTAATAAACTCAGTCATTACAGCATCAAGGAAGTATACTAATGTTTCTACTGCATCGGTATTCTTCCAGTTGTCCCATTGCTCAAAGTTAAGAGAAGACAAATCACAAACGAACGATTCTTCGTTATCGTTTGATAGCATAATCTCCGTACAGAGATTACTTTGGTTAATCTTAATGTTCTTGTCTTTATATACCTGTGGTGCTTGATTATTAGCATTATCAGTAAAGAAGATATAAGGATAACCAGACTCGAAACGCTTTTTAATAACTAAACCCCAGATACGACGCTTTTCTTTATCACCATCAAGCATAGACTTCAACCATTCATCGGTTACACAAACACCGATAGAAAGATTTTGTATGTCGTCTCCATCACTTCTAATCTTTAAGAACTCTTCAATATCCTTATGATCGATAGGTAGGTACGCAGCAAATGAACCTCTACGCACGTTACCTTGCGAAATATAATCAGTTAACGATTCAAATACAGTTAATTGATGATGTACACCAGTAGATTCACCACCAGACGAGATTGGGGTACCACGTGCACGTATTTTACCAAAGTAAGCAGATGTACCACCGCCTGCTTTTGACATAGTACCTATTTCTGAAATCTTGTACAGAATGGCATCCATATCATCGTCAATGTATGAACCGAAGCACGAGATAGGTAAACCGCGATTACGACCGAAGTTTGACCAGATAGGAGAAGCTAAGGAATAAAAACCTTGGTGCATATAGCTTTCAAACTTATCTGCAAAACCTTTCAACTTAAGATAATCTTCAGCTGTCTCAGCTATATCTCTTATACGCTTTTCGGCAGTTTCTCCGTCCAGGAGATAACCACGTTCAAGGAACTTGCGGGAGTCGCTATTCAGCCAGTAAATGTTCTTGTTACTCATAGTTATAGTGTTTATAGTGTTTATAGTGTTTATATTATATTATTTTTGTTAATTTTCAAGAAATAGCTTCGCTTCTTTTCGTTTTTGCCAAGCTAATCTCAACTTTTCTCTTGTTGCTTCATTATGTTTTTTGCCAAACATACCGTTATTAGCTCCCTTGCTTTTTTCTCTATGCTTCTGTCTTGTTTCTTCACTTATAGGGTTCAATTTATGCACTTCTTTCATTTTTTCAGAGTGCTTTCTTCTATTCTCTTCATTCCACCAAGTGGCGTTATGTTGCTTTATGCGTTCAATCTGTTCCGCTGTATGCCAGGACGTGTATCGGCTTTTACGCGTTGCAACCATTTTATTGTAAACATCTTTACTTCTTGTTCTCTTTTCCTGATTTTGCTTTTCAACAGTTTCTTGCGATTTCGGCTTTCTCATTTTTAGCTTTGTATGTTCAGACAGCTTATACCCTCCCTTATTAACAAAGTTCTTTCCTCCATTATGTCTGTTATAAAACATTGGATGCTCAGCCGCATTTACTTTTGTCAAGAATTTCATTTCGTATGTCAAAGCTTCTTCTGGTGTTGTAAAGTGTTTTATTCTAATTATTTCAAATGCACTCAGTCCATCTTTTTGAATTAATCTCTTAATAATATCAGATGTTGTCTGGTATCCCTTTTCAGTCATAAAATTAAAAGAATTAGCTTTTGAGTTTATCTTACATCCTGCATAATACTTTTGTGTGGGTATATGTCTTATTATATAAAAATATGGTTTTCTCATCTTTATTATTTACATCACACGACCTATAGAATATCAATTTATTCACCGAATAACGCATCTTCGTCAAAACATTGTGACTTTTTAGAGTATTCAACGGGCCTGGACGAAAAAAAGTCAACCATATTATTACCTAACAGCTCTTCGCTAAACCACGCTGTTTCCTTTAGTAACTTTGTATCCGTTTCAAATACTTCTGGAAAACCAATACCCTTGAGAGATTCGTTAATACGGTCTTTTACAAACTCTTTAAGATGAGCTGCAGTTAATCCGTCTTCATTGATGCCGTTAACCATCCAATCGATAATCTTTGCTTCGCTTTCATATGCTTCTTTAGCTTCAGCAAGAATTCTTTCTGTAAGCTCTTCATCAAAGAGTTCTGGGTGTTCTTCTCTAATAGTGTTAATAA